GAGCGCCACTTTCAACTCCAGCAGTAGCAGGCATGACTGCTGCTGAAACTGCACAAGCAATTGCAGATGCTGAAGCGGCAGGAAGACTTGTGCGCACATCGGATGTAATTCGTCCTGGTGGGCCAATCAGCAAGCGTGCGCAGGATTTGCGCGAAGCTGTTGGCGGTAGACCGGCTTTAGTCAGACAGGTTGAAGAAAGATCTCAAGATGTTCAAGATTTGCTTGGACAATTTGGTGCAACCGTTGGGGGTGATGCCATTCGTGATGTTACGGCTAACCTTAACAAAACAAGAGCGGCAGAGATTGCCGCAAATAAGAGTGTTGTTACTGGCATTCTTCAAGACTTGGACAGCACCGGCGTTACAGTGCCAACCACAGGCGCAATCAAAGTAATCGACGATGAGATTAAGTACCTTAATGGTGTAAATGAAGACTTGCTTGCTCCAGTTACTGCAAGATTAGAAAGTCTAAAGAAGTCGCTTCAGGGCAAGATTGCATCTCAAGTAGACAACAACTTAAAGCTTGTTGGGGACTTGCTTGAAGAGCCCGGCTTGGCATCAGTCAAGGGATTATCCGGCAAGTCAACGAAGCGCGTGTACGACGCAATTAAACAAGATCTTGGTGATTTCATTGAGGCAAGTGGACGCGACAGGGGCGCATGGTCATCTGCCAATGCAAACCTGCATGAGATGGCCAAGGAGTTGCAAGACAGTGCACTTAGGGCGGCACTGAATAAGGGCCAAATCAATCCAGAGCTTGCTGGAAAGTTGCTATTCAGCAAAGCCAAGAGCGAGATTCAACTGCTCTACAAAAACCTTGATGTCGATGGCCGTGCAAACGCCCGCGCTGCAATTCTTGAGAACGTCGCAAGCAACTCGATTGACGCTCAATCTAATCAGATTGTCCCAAGGCGGTTCTTAACCAATCTACAAAAGGCAGAGCAGCAGACCGGCGTGTTCTTTAGTGGCGCAGACAAAAATGCACTTGATGCTACTGTTCGTTATTTGAAGCTTACTTCAAGAGCTGGCGAGTTCAACATCGACCCAGCTACTGGTCAAAGGCTATTGATTCCAACCATAACTGGAGGATTGGCTGGAGCCGTTGGTTTAACTGGCGCTGCTGCAACTTATGCCGGAGTTTACACATTAGGCCGCGCTTACGAAACGCCAGCCGTTCGCAAACTGTTGCTTAAACTGCCAAAGGTCGCATCTGGATCGCCTGAAGAGTTTGCTTTATCCAAGCGCATCACGCAAGCAATTCAGTCTACCGTGCAACAGCAGGCCGTTAGCGAGATTGAGCGCAAAAAGATGCCGGTAGCATTCATGCAACAGGCAAGTAGCAGGGAACCGCTAGGCAATGGCTATGTGCTTTCTGACCCGGTTAACGGCATGAAGATTGTCAGCAAAGATAATGCGTCACACAAGCTGTTTGACGGCAGTGGTAGGCTCGTTGGCGTTTTTGCTTCTGAGCAAGAGGCAAGAGATAAAGCCAACAAAGAAATTGTCGCCAGAATCAAGCGAGAACTCAAGCAGGCCAAATAACACTATGCCACTAAAAAAATCCGCATCAGACAAAGCTTTCACCGAAAACCTAAAGCGCGAGATCGGCGCCGGGAAGCCGCAGAAGCAGGCTCTCGCAATTGCATACAGCGTCCAGCGTGAGGCTGCGAAGAAGGCTGCGGCAGCCAAGCGCAAATAGCCTATGGCGAACATAACACGGAAGTGGAAACGCTTCCTTGCAGTATCATGCAGCCACGGGTTTATGGCGGATCAGGCTGTACTGAAGGAAGTTCTGCGCTTTCGTGACAGGTGGAAGCCGGACACGGTGTTGCATCTTGGTGATGCTATCGACATGACTTGTCTGCGTAGTGGCGCAATCACCAACGACAGCCACGACGCCACCGTAGATCCCGAGGCCGATCTAAACGATGGCCTAGCATTTATCTCGGCGCTGAGACCACAGCACTACCTGCTTGGGAACCATGAAGCCCGGCTTGTCACGCTCATGAGCCACCCCAAAGCGATCATCTCGGCTCTAGCGACTCGCGTCTATCACCAGATCCACGACCGAGCCAAGTCCATCAAGTGCAAGGTCTACGACTACAAGCTTAAGACCGGCTTCGTTGGCCTAGGTGACGCTCTCTTCCAGCACGGATACTTGCACAGCGAAAACGCCTTGCGTGATTCCGCCGAGCGTATGTGTCACGGCAAGTACACCAAGCTTGTCATGGGGCATATCCACCGTGTACAAATCGCTGAAGGTCGGCGCATTAAAGGCGTCACCGGCTACTCTGTTGGGTGGCTTGGAGATCCCGAAATGGCTGGCTATGCGGAGAATAGAATTGCAACAACCACCTGGAGCAGGGGCTGGGCGTGGGGCGAATATACTGACAACGAAACACTTGTATGGCTGACAAAAGAACTAAAGAACGGAAGCTTCAAGCTGCCGGTGTAGAAGCTGACTGGCTAAGTCAACTTGCCAGCAGCATAAAGATGGAGTTTGCACCACCAGGGTGGTACACGCTTAACCAAGTGGCGGAGCGTCTTGGCGTTGGACGCACAGCGGCAAAAAGTATTCTTGCACACAAAAAGGCTTTGCGCCAAAAGTTCTGCTGCAAACTTAGCGATGGCAGAAACTTCTACACAATGCACTACAAGCTATGAGCCCCGAAGAACAAGAACGCCAAGCCATCATCCAACGCGCAAAAGACATTCTGTCTGAGCACTTTGACTGTGGCGAGATCCTCGTCCAAGCGCAGGATGAGAACGACTCGGACAACACAAACCGCTACGAGGCTGGCTGGGGCAATCGTTTCGCCCGGGACATGCACATCAACCTCATGCACAAGGAAAGAGTGCTGGAACACTCTTGGATGGAAGAGTGTGGGGATGAGGATGATGACGATGACGAGGATGACGACGACGAAATAAAATCAAAAAAGTAGTTGCGCGTAGTAGACCAACGTATACTTTGCTAGGCATTCGGTGAATGGTTCACCGATGAAACACAACAAAAATGAAAGTAGCACAAATTAGCGACATTCAGAACTTGGCCGATGGCAGCGTCATCGGGGAAATGCGGGTGACGATCAAGGCGACGTTCCCGCCAAAAACTGGTGAGGGCAAGTTTGGCCCTTGGCGGGTACAGAACGCGATCCTTCAAGACAGCACCGGCGAGTGCCGGGCATCGTTCTGGGTGCCAGACGAGATGGGTGACCTCAAGGGCCAGATGGTGACCCTCAAGAGCCAAGCAGGCAAGAAGGGCTTGCAGGGCATCTCAGTCAAGCACAGCACACACTCCGGCGAGAACGAGCTTAAGATTACCGACCAGTGCGCGATCATCGACGACGCAGGTGCAGCCGTAGCCGCAGCAGGCCCGCGGAAGCCTGTGCAGGCCTCGTCGCCTGTGTCACTCACCGTAGCAGACGCCAAGCGTGCGCTCTTCCAAGCGGCACAGCTTATGGCTGAAGCCATCAAGGCTGCTGAGTGGGTTGGCGGTCAGGCCAGCGTCACGCCTGAGCAGCTTCAGGCTATCGCTACCAGCTTGTTTATCTCCGCAGATCGTGCGGGTTTTGCGAAGGCATTCCCCTCAGCGCAGACCAAGCCGGTGAAGAAGGACGAACCCGTTGAACTTGAGGAGGACGATCTCAAATGGTAAAAGCCAAAGACATCTCCGCACTGTGCGGGGTCACGCTTCAGACCATCCTGAAGTGGTGCCGCGAAGGGAAGATCCCACATCACCGTATCAGCGCACGCTGCCTGCGGTTTGATCTTGTCGAAGTCAACGCTTGGCTGGAAGCTAAACGCGATGCCAATAAACTCAAGAGCCAAGGGCTGTAGAGGCGAGCGCATGTGGCGCGACGAACTCCGGGCTGCTGGTTTCACCGCAAGGCGCGGCCAGCAGTTCGCCGGAGGGACGGACTCGCCAGATGTGATCTGCGAGGAGCTTGCAGCATTACACCAAGAAGTTAAGTTCGTTGAAAACCTCAATCTCATTAAAGCTACAGAGCAGGCCGAGCGCGATGGTGCTGGCAAAGCTTGGATCGTGGCTCACAAGAAAAACCGTACACCTTGGCTAGTGACGATGAGCAGCGAACTGTTTTTCAAGCTACTCAGGGATGGCATGGATACTTTCGCAGTGCGAAACGCTGGGTCGTCCGGCGAATACTAGATGCCATGAACGCCGATGTTGAAATGGCGTGACACTGGGAGAGACTAGGATAAATGCAAAATTATGACGAAACAACAAATTACAGACAACGTGCAGCGCAGAATGGCTTCATACAACAAGTTATTGGGCCAAAAGGAAATTACAGAGTTTCAATATGTTGAGATGGCTTATCGTATGCTTGAGTACTGGATGAGTGTAATTCGCGATCGGATGGCGTGACGCTGAGAGAGACTTCTGCACCAGGCAGGGGCGCGACTGCACAACGCGCACATTTACAAAATGAAAACATGTCGGATCTGCAAAGAAGAGAAGCCGCTTACGGCGTTTGTTAAGTATGCAAGAATGCCAGATGGGCTGGAGACTCGCTGCCGAGAATGCAATCGCACAAGAATTCGTAAGATTCGCGACAAGAACCCTGGATACAACAGCGAACATACAAAGAAGTTTAAGCTTCAAAACCCAGAGAAGCGAAAGGCCCACCGAGCGGTTGAGTATGCACTACGGACTGGCAAGCTGGTTAAAGCACCATGTATCGTGTGCGGTGAGAGAAACGCGGAGACTCACCATGAGGACTACAGCAAGCCGTTAGATGTAATGTGGCTGTGCCGCAAACATCATGCGGAACATCACGAAAAACTCAGAGCAAACAAAATATGAACATAAGCATCAATATAATATACACGTCAGGAACTAAGGTTGAGCTTATAGTCCCTCTGGAAGAGGCAGCGCAACTCATCAGCAAATCAGAGTCACCTGTGACACCTGAGCCCGTGCAGCCTGCGCAGGACTTGGCAGATGCCATGTGCATCGTCACGAACAAAGAGCTTGAGTCGTCCGGCAAGCGGTACACTTCCGTCAATGAGCTTATCGACGATCTCTGCAAAGACCCCGAGGTAGGCAGGACGATGAGCATGTACAACATGACGTACACGACTATCGACGGCAAGGAGTGGCAAGTACCGCCGGGCTTAATGAAAGACCTCGTCATCATCTACGGCGAGAAGACCGTCGAGCAGGAGCTGCTCAAGGCCCACGCCTGGCTCGAAGCCGACCCGCAGCGCCGCAAGACCCCGCGCGGCATGGGGCGCTTCCTGAACGGCTGGCTCAGTCGTGCATCGTCAATGGTGCGTACACCGATCAAAACTCTACTGAAGCGCGATAGCTTAATGTCTACCAATGGAAGCACACAAGAAAGCTGGTAGGCGCAGGCCGGTGGAGTTGCCACCTGACACGGTGGTGCCAACTGCGCTGGAGGCCGAGCGCGGCATAGCTTCAATTGCGCTGAATCATCCCGAGGTGTTCCTGCACCACATCTCGGAGAAGAACTTCAAAGTGAGCGACATCTTTGATCCGCTTAGTCACCGGGTATGCGAGATTATTCTTCAGCAGCAGTCCCGCAATGCCTCATCCGAGATCCGTGTGATTTTTGAGAAGTGCCGCGAGACGCTGCCGGCGACCGAGTTTCACCAGTTAAGCGACCTGTATACGCTCATGCCAATCGCTGGTGCCATCGGCGACCTCGTAGACATCGTCAAGAATACGGCTAAACGCCGCACCTTGCAGCATGTCGCTTACGAGACGCTGATGGCCATTAGCGACGCCACCGTGCAGACGCCCGAGCTATTAAGTGACGTTGTAATGAAGGTCGAGGGGCTGTCCCGTGAGCTTGCTCCACCGAAAGTCATGGACACTAAGGCGCTCCTACTCAATGCGCTGACACGATACGAGACAGGTGACGATGAGTCCATGCGGATAAAGACTGGCTATTCTGCGATAGACAACATCTGCCCGATCAGGTACGGAGACTTTGTAGTCATCGGTGGTGAAACCAAATCAGGCAAAACCATGCTGGCACTCAACATTATTGCAAACTTGATAAATGAATAAACTCGTAAACCTTACACCTCACGACATTACCATCACTGGGTACGGCGTGATCGAGCCGAGCGGTTACTCGGTGAAAGTACACTCACACCTGAGCAAGGTGGCAGACGTCGATGGTGTGCCCATCATGTGCTGCAAGGACGCCAAGGTGAGCAACCTGCCTGACCCTGTGAAAGGCATCCTGTACATCGTTCCTGGCTATGTGCGTACTGCACTACCCAACAGAACAGATTTGGCGAGTCCAACCAAACTCATCCGTGACGGAGCCGGCAAAATCGTGGGCTGCGGTGCGCTTGAAATTAACCCATAACAAAATGAAAACAGAACTATTACAAAACCTAGAGATGACAACGTACCGTGCCATGCACGGTCTATCGAAGCACAGCCTAGACTCGTTTGCAGTCTGCCCGGCGTACTACAAGTGGAAGGAAAGACAAGAGTGGAAGCCTTCACGCGAGATGGAGCTTGGCACGCTTGT